CATGAACGCACGGTCTGTGCCGGACGTTCCTGGGGGCGTCTGCGTAGCCACCATCAAAGCCCACTTCTCCCCGTAGGGAAGGGCACGTTTGTAGCTTTCAATGGCCTCCCGGCCAGCGCGTTTGATTTCAGCGGGGATTTGCATTTGGCGGTCCTTGGGGGGCAGGCGACTTCGGCGGTGGCCCACCTTGCGGAGGCTGGCCGGGGGGCGGGCCAGGGGGAGGTGGCGGGGGAGGTGGAACCAAGTATCGACTCACATCGACGTTCATCGCCTTGCCCCAATCCTCCAGCAAGGCGTTGAACAATTCCGGCTTTCCGGCCTGCAGCAAACCCTGACTGATCGGAGCCAAGATCTGCATGGCATTGGTGATGTTCTCAATGCGCGTGGCGACGTTGGGCTTCTTCACCGAACCAGCTTCGACGCGGTAGGAATACTCCCGCACAATCGAATCCGGGTCTTCGCCCTGTACGTGCATCTGCCACGCCTGCGCCGCCATCGGACCCAAGAGAGGCGCAACGTCCTGCGGGCCGATCAACCAGCGGGCAAGGAGAGCTTCCTTGCGGGCGACCAGAGACAAAGCGTCTTCCAAGATATTTGCATAGTCATCTGGCCTGACCGAAATCTGCTCAGCTTTCACGGTCGCTTCTGCAGCTGACCTGAAAGAATTTCTGGTCATACCGTAAATGAGTTCTGTCAAACCCACTCGCCGGTCGAACAACGCGGTCACTTCGGAGATGATCTGGTACATGTCCGATGTGACACCGGGCATCTGGAATACCGAAATCACATCGTTGACCGACCGACCAATAGCTTCAGAGATTTCTACGATCTTAAAGCCACCTTCGTCTTTCTCCAGGATCTTGGCTTTTAGGTTCTCGTCTGCTGACTTAGCGACACCGATCAGCACCTGCGAACTGATGGAGATGCGCGTGGCAAGAAATGACATTGCCCAATTAATAAATCGAAGCTCACCAATACCTGGGCGGATAATACTAATCGGCCAGCTATACCCGGGCTTGCCGTGCCAGACGAGCGGGGTGAACGGCCAGCCATTGGGTTCTGCCCAGAAGGGGATCGGCCACTGCGCCGCCATAAACATGGCCTGCGGAACACCCGTATCGTCCACTTCCTCTTGGAGCATCTGCTCTGGCATGTTCAATGGGAAGTCGATTCCCTCTGCCACAACGATGTAGCAGTTGGGACCGAACGCATCGAACTTGCCGCGGAGGTCTTTGTCAGAGTTCTTCAGCCGGTCGCCAAATCCCGTCTTGGAATAGATCTCCCAGTAGATGATGAGGTCGTTGGTCTTCCCCATCTTCTTCTTGTACTCAAAGCCCCGCTCATTGTTGTCGCCGCGGGATGAGTAGCTTTCCATGTGACCTTTGAGGTCTTCACGGGACAGGCCGAACTTCGCAGCCACCTCGTCCACAGGCTGGACACGCTTCCTCGCAGCCCAGCGGATATCCTCAAACTCATCGGCATCGGGATCCCAGACCAGATTGTCGATGGAGTCGTAGAAGCTCCCGGCCATCTTGGTCTGCGAGCCTGGGGGAGAATAAAGCTCATGCCACCAGACACCAGCCCCCTTAATGAACGCTTCCTCAACCACCTTGCGAGAGTGCTTTTTGAGGTCCAATTCATTGGGCGTGTAGTTCAAATAGTCTTCCAACAACCGGGAGACGAGCTTCCGTTTCTCCAGCATCATCTGCTGCTGCTGAAGACCCTGCTGGTACATTTGCATACCAGGGTCTGGCATCATCACCGGTTGGCCATCCGGTCCAATGATTGGCTGACCGTCCGGCCCCATGGCTGGCACGGGAGGCTGGGGCTGGATGCCAAGGAGGGCTGGCCCAATGATGGGATAGTCCTTGGGGGTCACCGCGCGGTTTGGGTTGCGGTGATGGATGACTGCCGTAAACAAGCGGACGGCCTCCCACACGCGGTTGACCTGCATGCGGAAAGCCGGTGGAGTCATCCCCTTGTTGTAACCCCGCTCCCCGCGGGCATACCCATCCTTCCACATAAAGTCTGGGTCGCCCGCAAAGAAATTCATCGCCTCGTCAGCGTCCTCTGTGAACGGACGCTTGTGGGCGAGAGCATTTTTGATGCACTCCTGCCAGCGCATCACTATAGGCCGCAAAGGCTTGTCCAAGCTCATCCGATCACCTTCCAGTTTGCTGTTTGCGGATTGGAGCTATTTGGCACTGACGAAGGCTGGACTGCAGCGGCCCTTTCAGTTAATCGCAACACTTCCTGTCGCAAAGCCTGCAATTCTCGCATTACATCGGCGTGCAGCCGCTGGTGCTTTCCGCTGGGGACAACAATCAGATTGCTAGGACTGTTGTTGGTTTTGTCACCATCGATGTGATGCACCTCCTCTGCGGCAAGCAGCGCCCTTCCAATTGCGTCGGAAGCTACCTTGCGGTGTTCTAAAACGTAGCCGGACTTGCTGGCGTTTGGGTGGCCGGGGCAACGCACGCGCACATAGCCGCGCGCATCGATATGCCTTCCGCCCTTCCACTCCAGTGCAGTGGTCCGGTCGCGGAACGGTGGTTGCCTGCCCCCTTCTGGATGCCAAGCTCCACAAGCCTCCTTCTCACTACGCTGCCGCTGCAATTGAATATCTCGCCTATCGCTGACGCTGATAGGTCTTGGATGTGGTGCAAGTCGTACAGCCTGTCCTTGCTTACTCCATCCAATTTCCGGCGTCCCTTCCAAACCTCGTAGCCCATTTCCCTCAGATGCGTTTCCAGGGTTTTGGCGCAAGGCATTCCCGGCTGACGGGCTACCGCCGCCAGCGACAGACCGCTGGCGTGAAGGGCGGCGGCTTTTGCAACATCAAACACGGCTTTAGGCGGCATGGAGACTCCTACTAGTTAGTGTCCCTACTTGCCCCTGCGGGCTTCCAAGTCGGCCACTTTGCGCTCCAAAAGAGCTACTTTTTCCGACAGAATGGCGTTCTTCTGGGGCTTATGCTCCCAGTAGCCGTAGTCCTTCCAGGCCGGAAATTCGCTTACCCCCGGGTCGCTGACATGGTGGACGCTGGGCTTCTCATTCCCGCCGTACCCGGGAGCCAAGGCCCACAGGGTAAGGGTTCGCTGGCTTACCTTAGTCACCACAGCCGGGACAGTCTCCGCGCCCTCATGGGCGCGGAACAGTACCCAGTCACCAAGCTCAGCTGTCGGCATTGTATATTCACTCATCGTCTACTCCCCATTGGCCCGAGAACTATGCAGTTGTCTTCGGACACCTGCTGCCTGCGGCGTTTATCCGCTAGGTAACGCACCCACCATGGATCGGGGCCATAGGTCTTTGGTGGTGCGTGGTATTTCGGTTCGTACGCGCAGAGGTACTCCACGCTCTGAATGGCATGGACTTCGCCGCGGCTCTGCGGTTCGTCGGTCACGTAAATCTGGCCGTTGACGCTTGTGGTCTTCTTGCGGTAGCGGCGGATCTCCCGCATCAGATTTGGGCAGGCACCGTCTAGAAACTTCAGCCTGGTGGTCCCGTCTCCCCGGATGTGCATCATCTGCCGGACAAGCGCGGTGCGGGCCGGGATATCGTCCGACCCGGGGATGAAGCCGTACCCGCTCATCTGAGACTTAATGCCACGCTTCTTCAGTTCTTCTGAATAAAGCTCATGGGGTAAACGGCCGGACCCCAAGTCTCTGAGCATGCCGCCGTGCATGTCGATGATGAACGTCCGGTAACTCTGCCCATCGGCTTTCTGAGCGAAATGGTCACCGAAGATCAGTGCGTTGGCTTGGCGGATGTACAACTCGTCGTAGATGAGCAGGAACTTTTCATCTGGGGGAACCGCTCCGAACACGCACGCAAGGACCGTGTGGCCAGGATCGATTGCAACATAGCGCGTCCAGTCGGCCGGAACCCGTCCATCGGGTAGATCCTCTCGCCGCAGAACATGCACGCCAGGATTGAACGAGGGGTACATAAGCGTGCTTTCCGTAGTGAACTCGCCTTCCGCACGCATGCGAAGCTCGTCCATGCCCAGGGCAGACCACCGCTCAATGTTCTTCTTCTTTTCTTCTTGGTCGATATGGGCGTTATCCAAGAAGCGCAGGGTGAACTTCTTAATAATGGGGTTCTCTTGCCCCTCTTCCTCTGCCTTGTCCGCACGTTCACACAATCCCAGCAGCGCATCGTTTTTGCTATGCGGCATAGCCGACCAAACAAACCGGCCTTTGCGGTCTGCAAGCCGCGCCTGCATTTCCCCAACCCACCGTTCGTTGTTAATATCCTCATCGATATGTACCAAGTCAGCTTGGAAACCTTGGGGCGGTTCACCTTCTGAGGAGAAACAGTTAATAGTCCAACCGTTAGTAAGCTCTGCCTTGTTCAGGTAACCTGCGTTCTTCAGTACCCAAGACATCTCCTTAATCATCCGGGGTGGGATCAGAGGAGGGGCTGGCTTTGCCTTGGAGGGATCGTCTAGCCCAGGCCGGAAAGCTCTCCACTGTCCGGTCGTTTCGTCTTTGAT